CCGTTCCGGTCAATTTCCGAGCTCCACCCACGCTTCATCAGCAGATTCAGCAGCTTCTTCACTCCGCCGAAGTCCGGCGGGAGTTCATGGCCAAAGGGATCGAAACGTTCGAGGAAGCGAACGACTTCGAGATCCCTGGCGAAGATCTCACCTCTCCGTACGAAGAGAACTTCATCGGGCAGCATGATCGTGAAGCAGCTCTCGAGTCCCAAAACTACGAAACACGCGGACGTGACCGCGTGCGTCGTAAGAAACCCCCTCAGAAGAGACCCGACCCCAAACCGGATGACGCAGCACGCAAGAATGAGCGTGCGGGTGATCCGGGTAACGAGTCCAAGTAGGCAATGCTTGTTGCCTACTGTGCTAGGTGACACCAAAAGAAAAAGAGTCAACAATGGCTAGGCGCAACAGAAATCGATCGCGAGGTTCCCAAAACTCTAACCAACGGTTGCGCTTCGATGACGCGCTGACGCCATTCGATGCGGAGCATCAGGACGATTTTTTCTCCCCCGCCGATCTGGAGTCTCGACTCCAGATGCGGCGGGGGTGGTCACCAGCACCAAATCAAAATGTACCTGTTCGGACTTTCTCCGCACCCACATGGCAGAAGCCTGTTGCCAGGCAGCCTATTCGGCCTCCTGGCACAAAAGCACGTGCCGCTGCGGTCTCGCCTCTTGCGAATCTTCAAAGTCGCGTGGCGAGCTCTCCCAGGCCCCTGGATCCGATTTCTATCTGCATCCGGAGGCGGCAGCGTCGGGAAGTCCTCAACGCTCTCAGGAAGACGGGTAAGGGCGGCCAGAATCGGCCGCGCTTTACCCTCGAAAGTTATTTTCATTGCCGGAGGAAAAAATAATGTGGCCAGCACTTCTAGCAGGTCTCGGAGGCTCCGCTATCGGAGCTGTAGGTCAATATTTCGGCGCAAAAATGGCGTCCGACGCAACGCGTGAAGCCAATGACAAGAATGCTGCACTGCAACGGGAGTTCGCTCAAAATGGAATCAGGTGGAAAATGGAGGACGCTAAACGAGCCGGGATCCACCCTCTTGCAGCTCTCGGTATTCCATCCTCTAGCGCGTCTCCATCCTTCGTTGGCGATACGTCGATGGGTTCTATGGTCGGTTCAGTCTCGGCCAACATGGGGCAGGATATATCTCGCGCCGTGTCAGCAACTCGGACCGGCGACGAACGCCAAGTCTCTGCCCTTCAACTCGCTTCGGCAAAAGCGTCTCTCGATGGCCAGCTCATCGAGAATCAATACAAGCTCGCCAGGCTTAAACAGCTCCAGGCCGTCGGTCCTCCGATGGCTGGTTCGGATAATTTCATCCCTGGTCAGAGTAATACCCCGCTCGTTAAAGAAAAACCGCTCGAGCGGGTCATCTCCGCTCCTGGACGTCCTGCTCAAGAAGCCGGATGGCGTCCTGATGTGTCTTATTCGCGGACGGACACTGGTCTTACTCCGATGGTCCCCGAGTCTCTCTCTGAAAGTTTGGAGGATGACATCGTCGGTAAGCTGATGTGGCGCGTGCGCAATCAGCTTCTTCCCAATTTCGGTCAAGGTCACGGTCCTGATCGCGGCATGCTCCCTAAAGGGGCGGACAAGTGGGAGTGGAATATCTGGACGCAGGAGTATCAGCCTGTAAGCTCTAAGGGAACGTACCGCAATCAATCAACAGGCGGATTCACACTCCGTCGCTAGAGGAGATCCGAAGTTATGGCCTTTCGTCGTAGGCGTTCCCGTTCCCGCCGTCCTGTCCGTCGTCGGCGCCGCAGTGCACTCGGTCGCCGACGCGCTCTTCGCATCGGCTACAGAATGTAGTAGATGCTCTGTAAGAAGCCCTTCATGAAGGGCATTCTTCCCGTCGGGTGCGGTCAATGCCTACCGTGTCGGATTAACCGCACCCGATTGTGGACCCACCGGATCCTTCTCGAGTCCCGCTGTCATCAATTCTCTTCCTTCGTTACTCTCACCTATGCGGGACACTCTCCCACCGGCTCTCAGCTCATTCCCCGTCACTACGTCCAGTGGCTAAAGCGTCTTCGCAAATCCACTGGCGGAAAATTTCGCTACTTCGTCGTCGGTGAATACGGCGACGAAAATCAACGAGCTCACTTCCATGCAGCTCTGTTCGGGTACCCACCGTGTCCCTATGGAAATTATAAATTCTGTCCTTTTTCGTATTGCAAAGTCTGTCGAACCATGGAAAAAAATTGGGGACACGGTTCAGTAGCGGTCGGCGAGCTCGCACGGGAGTCCGCCGCCTACATAGCAGGATACGTCACCAAGAAAATGACCTTGGTGGACGATCCACGTTTACAAGGGAGGCATCCTGAATTCGCTCAAATGTCTCGTAAGCCCGGGATCGGTGCATTGGCGGTGCCTAGCATCGTTGATACGCTCACTACAGACGGAGGATGCGAGTCAATACGAAGGGCTGGTGATGTTCCACTGTCTCTACAGCACGGACGAAAGTCTATGCCCCTTGGCCGTTACCTTAGGTCCAAAATCCGTACAACACTGGGAGCTTCATCTGAAGAAATTGCCAAAGCCCAAATGCAAAAATTTGCTCAGGAAATGCGTGAATTGCTCGAAAAAGCTCGCTTTAATCCGGCGACAGCGAAGAAAACTGCGAGGGCCATCATCAATGAAATGAACGCACAGCCAATTCTAAATATGGAAACTAGGTTTAAGATCAGAAAGGCAAGATCTCTGTGATTCCAGTAGAATACCAGACCCCAGTTCGCATTGATTGGGAACAATTTGATAAAGAAATGGAAAAATCAGAAAGGCTAGGTCTCTGTGAGACGCAATAAATTCTCTCTCTCGAACTATAAACTGCTCACCTGCAATATGGGGCAGCTCGTACCCTGCGGGCTACGCGAAGTGTTGCCCGGCGACACCTTCCAGCACTCAACGAGTGCTCTCATTCGAACGACTCCACTCAACGCTCCCGTCATGCACCCTACTCACGCAAAAATTCATCACTGGTTCGTTCCGAACCGTCTCATCTGGGAAGACTGGGAAAAATTCATCACCGGAGGTGAAGATGGAATGGATGCATCCGTCTACCCCACCATGGAGATCACGAATCCTGGATATTCTGTCGGCTCTCTCGCCGACTATCTTGGTGTTCCCACTCAACGTCCGTCCGTCTCTGGAAGCTTCAAGCATTCTGCGCTTCCCTTCCGCGCTTACGCGCTCATCTGGAACGAGTGGTATCGTGACCAGGATCTTCAGACGAAGCTCGTCATCTCGAAGGCATCTGGCACTGACACCACCACTTCACGGGTTCTTCAAAACGTTGCCTGGGAGAAGGACTACTTCACTACGGCCAGGCCGTGGACTCAGAAGGGTCCAGAGATCACTGTTCCTCTCGGCATTGAGGCGCCCGTTCTCGGCATTTCGAAGCGCGATGAAACGTTCCCTCTCTCTGACACCCTTGGGTACGACTCTTCCGGTGTCGATAGCGCTCAAGTCACCTATGAGAATGCCCAATCCATTAAGGGAGCCACTGTCGCTGACGAATTCTATGTCGAGCAGCGGCCTGAGGGTGATCCGCGTCCTTACATTCGCGCTGATCTCTCTGAAGCCACTGGCGCTACCATCAATGAGCTCCGTCTCGCTTTCGCTCTTCAGCGCTATGAGGAAAACCGAGCTCGTCATGGCTCACGGTACACTGAGTATCTCGCCCTCCTGGGTGTTAGGTCTTCCGACGCCCGCCTTCAGCGTCCCGAATATCTTGGGGGAGGCAAGCAGACTCTCCAATATTCTGAAGTCCTCCAGACTTCTCCCACCGAGCTCGACGAGGATCTCCAACCCGTCGGATCTCTAGCCGGCCATGGCATCGGAGCTCTTCGCTCCAATCGCTATCGGCGGTATTTTGAGGAGCATGGATGGGTCATCTCTTTCATCGTGGTCAAGCCGACCACGATGTATATGAATAACCTCGAGCGGCACTGGAATCGCCGCACCAAGGAGGACTTCTTCCAAAAGGAGCTTCAGCACATTGGTCAACAAGAGGTATTGAAAAAAGAGGTCTATGTTCCCTCTGAGACTGTCTCTGACACCATCTCGAGTGAAATGTGGGGCTATCAAGACCGCTACGACGAGTACCGTCGAGCGGAATCCACTGTCGCCGGCGAGTTCAGGACCACCCTCGATTTCTGGCATATGGCCAGGAAGTTCGCCGGCACAAGCTCCATCTCGACTCCCGAGCTTAACGCTGCATTCATCAAGAGCGATCCCACGGACCGCGTCTTTGCAATTCCGAGCTCCACCTCCCACACTCTTCAAATGATGGTCAACCATTCGATCCAAGCCAGGCGCATCGTCGCCTCGAGCGGCCGGTCGTTCATTCTGTGAGGTAATAATGTTAAAACGAATATTCGATAGAATTACAAAAAGGGAAGAACCGGTCGATACGACCAGGGCGTCCGTTCCGGTCAATTTCCGAGCTCCACCCACGCTTCATCAGCAGATTCAGCAGCTTCTTCACTCCGCCGAAGTCCGGCGGGAGTTCATGGCCAAAGGGATCGAAACGTTCGAGGAAGCGAA